ATAATCCTGATCACAACGTAAGCGACCAATTGGGGGTCTTCCTCCAATTGGTGCACTACCATAGCGGAACGGATGTGACGCTCTCAGAGGACAACCACCTGTCCTATCTTGTGAAGCTAGAAGCCAATGCGCTCGGCTATGCCGTAAGGGCAGGAATGAACCCCCTCGAATACTTCGTGTTCGATCCCAAAAACGACCCCCCGCTATAGGGTCGTTTTTGGGCCTACAACCTTGACCTCTATAGCGCCATTGACAACCCATTAAAAACAAACAAAAAAAACCAGTTATGTGCAAGGCACTGATCACCATGACAATCCAACAAAAAAACCTAGGGAAAGGAAGTGAAAGGGACGTCTCCGTTCCCTGCAAAAAATGCGACGAATGCAAGGCCATGAACGTCCGTCACTGGACGGGCCGCATTCTGGCAGAATGCCAATCTGGAGCTACCCCATGGTTCCTGACCCTCACCTACGCTGGAGGCTACGACAGTCCGAAAGCCTATTGGCTGGATTACTCCGATATTCAGAAATTCTTCAAAAGCCTCCGAATGGCAGGCTTCAAATTTCGATATGTAATAGTCGGGGAATACGGCTCAGAGAAAGACCGTGCACACTGGCACGCCCTTATCCTATGGGAAGGCGCTGAACCTGTGGCACAATTCGGAACGCAAGAGTACGAATGGCCATACTGGTCACACGGGACCTCTTACATAGAGAGGCCCCGAAACATCCAAGCAACCTCTAGCTATATCCTGAAATACCTTTTGAAGGATGAAAATGCTAAAATCCGCTACTCTAAACGTCCCGCTTTAGGTGAGGAATATCTACTTGGATACGCACGGAAACACGCCCAACAGGGCTTAAGCCTGTTCCCAAAACAGGCCACGTTTACCGTGCCAAACAATAACAATAAAAATGGAAAACCCTTTTTCTACTACGTGGGAAAAACGTCCAGTCTCTACCAAAGAATGATGGACGAATATTTGAACACGTGGGCGCAAGTGCGACCCCATGAAAAACTGCCGCTCAATCAGAACATGATTGAACACATCGAAGAAATACTCCAAGGCCCGGTTTCTCCACACGCCGCCCTAGACGAATACCTGCAAGGAGTTTACGACGCAGCAACCCCGCCCCTCCAACCAAACGACTTCACGGTCCACACTCTGTTTAACGGCTTCATCGCCGTTGTGAACAAAACCGGGATAGTCCTACAGAAAATAAGGGAGAATGAGATATTATGGCGAAAAGGACTAGAAAATCCAACAGGGGAACACGTGACACTGGCTCCAAGCCTAAGGCGGCAACTAATCCACGAAATCCGCTCAGCACCCGAGTTCTGCCGAAATCGGTACGGATCGGAAACACAATTCGCTCAAACCAAATCAGAGCGACCAAACCCAAACCCAAAGCCAAGCAACCATCACTGACAACTCAAACAGGGAAGGGGGACCGGGGGAAAACCCAATCTCCTTCCCCCGTAAACAAAAAAAACGAGCGCAAATCATTTACTAAATGGACTGCACCTCAAGCGCCTACGTGCAAAGCACGACCAACTGAGACGAAGTCGAACGGAGGAAGGGCGCGGGCATTCGTGCCATGGTGCGACAGAGCGAGTAAAGGGCGGCGTTAAGCCGCCCCTCCTTAGGTTGGGTGCCATTCCCAGATGTAAAGGCGGGTTTCGATCCCCTTCTTTTCAAGATCGGATCGATACTCGTCCGCCTGCATCCATGTCTCGAAGTGTTTCGCCCTAGCGGGAAGTTCTTCCCAAGCGGGGAAAAACTGGCTGAAAAAATCCCATTGCTCGCGCTCAACACCAGCGATAAAAAGTGAGCCGTTTTCGTCGTTTGTACCTAAGATAAACATCTTCATTTTCCTTTGTTTTGGTGCAATGTCCCGTGGCCGCCCTGCGGCCACGGTTACAAACTGACCTAGCGTCACACAGCACCTGTTCGATTTATCGCGCGGTGATGCAGGGTCAGCTTTGTGTGCCGTTCCCGTCGGGCGGCCAAATTGCAAACCAAAACAAAGGAAAATGGTTTATCGGTCAAACGACGAAATCGGCTCACGTTCGCTGTGAGCGAGCAATGGGATTGTTTTAGCCTTCCCCGCTGAACTTCCCGCCAGGGCGAAATACTTAATGGTATGCTGCGGGTTTCGATCCCCTTGAAAAGAAGGGGATGAAATCCCGCCATCTGGCCATGGCCCCAATCCTATGAGGTGTGGTTTAGCGAGGACCTGTCGAGCGGTCCGAGCGTCATTGCACAATGCCAAGGCCGCCCGACGTTCGACTTTGTCGAGGGAGGGAGTGCTTCGCACGAAGGCTTGCGGTGCAGAAAATGAACAAAACAATTGACAAACGCTCGAAAAACAAGATTGGTAACGCAAGGGAGGAACTCACTTGCGATTTATCTTGCTTTTGCTCTGCGTCTGGTTCCTCTGGCTCGCTGGTTGCGAATTGAACAATCAACCCCGTTGCTCGAATGACTGCCACGCAGGTGGCTCCAATCAAAGGATTTAACCATGCCCTTGCCATTGATCGCGGGGCTTGCCTCCGCTCTCGGACCTGCTGGAACTGCCGCCGCTATTAGTGGCGGCACAACGCTTTTGGGTGGCCTGTTAGGCCGACGAAAACAAAAGCCGTTTGCACAGCAATTGGACGAAAAAAGGCAACATGAAGAACAACGCTACACTTGGTTGCGCGATGGCGCTAAAAATGCCGGATTTAATCCGCTCACGGTTCTCGGAGCCGCTGGTCACACCGCGGGCAATATGCCTGTAGACACCGAAACGCCCCTTGGATGGAAAGCCGCTCTAGGCGATGCCATCCGGGCTGGCGGTCAAGCCTTTTCCGAATACGATCCCATTCGTGAGGAAAGTCTCCAACTGGATAATGAGTTGAAAAAACGGCAAATAACGTCGTTTGACAATGAGCGTAGCCGTCAAGGTTCCGCAGGGTCTGGCCTTGCCCAGAAAGTTCAACCTCTCTCGGTTGAAACTGACCCCGATACAGGCTTCCAAGTGAAAGACAACGTTGTTGACTTGGGGTCTGACGACCTCAGAAAATGGCGTCTTGGCCCCAAGTCACTATGGCCCAATCAATATGTCGTCCGTGGTATTAAAGACCCCACGGCGGCCTATGTCTTTCCTAACACGTGGTCACCGGCTGAACCTACTGAGGGGTTGCTTGGAGATATTCCAAGTGAAATCCGCTCTATAGGTGATCTCCTTAACCTCGGCGCTGACGAGCTCAAAGGTTTGGGTGTCGAACGTGTCCAATACAAACGCGATACAGGGGAAGTTCTTCCCATGTATGACCCCATGGCCCCGGAAAACGCTATTCGTTCCCCGAATGGCGAAATTATAAAACGCGGGCCTCAACCCCTCTCCGTGCAACGCACGGGGCCTTTCTATTAAGGAAAATCAAATGGCCGGAATGTCCACCAAACAGCACATCACTACTGCTGCCCCCACTCAAGTCTGGGATGAAAAAACCCGCCGAACTCCTGTTCCACATGCTCGGACGGTACGCCCAGACACAACCACCGTCATCACGTCTACTTATGCGGGGCAATTGACCCCGGTCAAAATGATCCCGCTCTTGCGTGAGGACGGTGTTAACAATTCAACGATCCGCCTTAACTTTCGCATGTCCGAACTATCCAACATGATCCTCAACCCCGTTCGGGCTACTGGTATGGCCTATTTCGTTCCGAAAATGGCCCTTGATCGGTATTCGGACATGGGAATGATTGACCGTTCCTATAACGGGATTGCCGAAAAAGACGGGTCTCCTATCCCATGGTTTGAAACCATGTCTTTCGATCAAACTGACCTCTTTTGGCAACGTCTCGGGCTACATGCTCCGCAAGGTGCAAACATTAATACCGATTATGTCGAAAGCTATAACGCGGTGTTTAACTACATTGCCCGCAATCGCTCAAACAATCTCACGGAACGGGACCGTCTTGATACCACGCTTGCACCTGCATTTTGGGAGCATACCCAAATGAAGCACGTGGTTCCGACGTTCGATGATGCCATGATGGATGGCCAAATTCCCCTTACCTTCGTCGGTTCTGGTGAACTTCCTGTCAAAACCTCGTCTAGCCAACTCGTTTCTGGTCCACAGAACGGTATGTCATTGGTCAACGCCGACGGGTCTGCCACGGAAAATACCGAAAGGTTCTTGGGCGTTGATCGCTTCAACCAAGTTGGAAGCGTCTCTAGTTCTGGCGGTATCACCCCCGGAAACATCGTTAACACCAAATACCCCGGCAACCTGTTTGCCGAATTGCAGGCCTCCGGCTTCCAAATCTCTTTGGCTAACATCGATCAAGCCCGTGAAACGACTGCTTGGGCGCGTATGCGTCAACAGTTTCAAGGGCTTTCTGACGATTATATGATGGATCAACTTCTTGCCGGTATGCGCATCGCCGATGCCGGCTTACAGGACCCAATCCTACTATCCCATGACTATACAACCTTCGGAATGAACGAACGTTACGCGACTGATGGCGCTAATCTCGCCGAAAGTGTTGTCGATGGTCAAACAGGCGTCACCCTTAACCTGCGCCTTCCACCTGTCTCCTGTGGCGGCACCATCGTTATCTTGGCCCAAATTCTGCCTGAGCAGATTTTCGAACGCCAACGTGACGAATTCCTCCGTTCGACAACTGTCGAACAACTACCCCAACGCACACGGGACGAACTCGACCCGCAACCTGTCGATATGACACCTAACGGGCGTGTAGACGAAACCCACTCTGATCCTGACGGGCTGTTCGGTTACGAACCTCTCAACACTAAATGGATTAGAAACACGCCTTCCGTCGGCGGTATCTATTACCAAGCCGACCCAACGGCACCGTGGACTGAGGTCCGCAATCGTATCTGGGATACCAACGTTGTAGATCCTGCTCTGGGTCCGGATTTCTATCTGGCCTCCGACATCAACCACGACGTGTTCGCTGATCAAAACGTAGACCCCTTCGAAATCTGGGCTATGGGTGAAACCCCGATCAACGGCTTGACCTACTTCGGCCCCAAACTCGAAGAAAGTCTCGACCAGTACGAAAAAGTCACCGCTCAGGTGCCAACGGGCCGACTGAAAGGAGATGGTTCCGACGAACCGGACAACCCCCCTTCTTAAAGTTATTGAACAGGGTGAATACAGGTTTGAAACCTATCGAGCAGACGCGCCGCCCTAACAAGGGCGGCGTTTTAATAACTGGCAAACAATCTCAGATTTTTGCCCTTCAACTCTTAAAGGCTAAACAATGAGGAAATTCCGAAATGATGAAACTTGGAAAATACTCGAAGAAGATTTCCAAACCCAAAACATCACCTCCTTCAAAATCCGCTCGAACGGTCCGGCAATCGTGTACGAAGTGCGCGAAAATTCGCAAACGTATCCGGTCGGCTTTTGCGACAAAGAGGAAATAGAAATCTCATTTCCCGCGAGCGTATATCCGAGGATATTTAAGCTCAAACAATCCCAGAAAACCGATACATGGTTTTCCGCAAAACCGTTGCCTGTTCTACATCCCAGAACAGTAACCGAAAAGTTCACTACCTTCGATCGACCTGCCCCCCTTTCCCCGGAAATGATGGCAATTCACCGAATGAGTAAACAAAACGAAATTCTTAGGGAGAAAACCTACAATGAAATGGAAACACGTGAACGAACACTTCTGGACAAGGTTGACAGCCTGTCACAAAAGCTGGCCAACAAAAACGCGCCGCCAACGGGCCAGAACCGTACAGGAAGCCGCACGGACGCTACAGAGCGATCCGGAGACGGTTCGGCGGGTAACCCTCCTGAACCATCTGTACGTCTCTCAGACCCCCCTGCCAGCCGATCTAGTGGCCCTTCGAGTGACGAAGGAAGCTCAAAAACGAAAAATACCTCTGATAGCGACAGTGAGCAGTTATAATCCTGATCACAACGTAAGCGACCAATTGGGGGTCTTCCTCCAATTGGTGCACTACCATAGCGGAACGGATGTGACGCTCTCAGAGGACAACCACC